GGCCGGTTCAAAGAATTGGCATTGCAGCTGCAGCGATAGAACTTGCCGAACAATTTAGTTTGGGCATTTTCATCCTTGACATGGATTACAGTCCATTTAACATTGCAATTGCCACAATAGCAGCCAATCAAGGCTGTATTCTTCAACGGAGGTCGCTCGATAGTGTAGCCGCAGTCGCAAATGAACTTGCTCATGCTTCCATCTCCCAACATATTTGGCACTTTGGTACTAGTTCGGGGTTGCATTTGCCATCATTGCGGTTGTTTCGATGTGCTTTAGACCCAGTATGATCGATGTCTGCCAGGTATCTAACCATGGCAGAGGTATCAATTGCCCTTTGAACCCATGCAGAGCGGTTTCCGTTGGTGTATTCAGCCGCCAATCTATCCAAATTGCGCTTCGCTTCTAGTGTCAATGACACCGTAATGATGGTTTTATCGTCCCTCATGGTATGTGGTAGTAACATGTTATTAATAAATAATCCGGCGAAGGGTATAAGGACGTGGTAAAACAATAGGATGGGTGTGGCGGGGGTAGTAGTAATGGTGCGCTTGATTGGCTCGCTACGCTCGCAAAGATAGAATCCGTGTAAGGGGGAACACTAGGTTTAGTTTATACACTGCCTCCAACACCATGAGGGATATGGCGAGATCAGATTCTTTCTTTATCCGAGCGACTGTTAATACTAACACGACAAACTTTGCACAAGACTCAATCGACTTGGGTTCTTTTGTTGATGCACTAGGAAAAACAGTTATGCGAATTCATAACTGCTCCGTTTCATACGGATCACCTTTGAACGGAATTACCACAACACCTGCCGGTGCTAATGCAGTATGCGCATTCCAACTAACAACTCAATCTCAAACAGCAATGATTGGTGCAATTAACCGCTCAACAATTTCAAGCGGCTCACTTTTGATATCAGGAAACGCAGCTGGCGATTTGAGCGTTGTTACAGAATCTTTAGATATCGCCCCTCAAGAATGGAATGGCGGCTACCTAGTAGCAGTTGAATCCATATTCCTTGGAGTCGATCAAGCCGTTGCAAATTTAGTTGATAGCGTAACCGTTGTCCTAGAGTGTACTGTTGAAACAATGACTGCCGCAGCATCAATGGCACTTGCTTTGAGCCAACAATGAGTTGGTTTCAATGGCTACTAATGCTCAAATGGCCGCTATGATGCGGGCAATTGCTGATGCCTTGCTTGAGCCTGTTGCTACTGTTACCGGTCTTCCGGCTCCAGTTGTTCAGACATTCGTTGAAGGATCAACCACTGGATCAGTTAAAGCAGGCAAGGCAAAAGGACGTAAGAAGAAAGTGTCTGCTTACAACAAGGCATTCGCCCAGGCATTCAAACGCCAAAAAGCCAAGATGACTAAGAAGAATGGTGATTTTAAGAAAGGTTGTAACTCTTCAAAGTGTATGACTGCCGCGCACAAGGAAACAAAGAGGATGATGAAACGATGAAGTACGGAAGAACTAGAACATTGAGAGGACAACTCACCGTTGCAGGTGGCGTCGCAAGATCGAATCTAATTGTTAGTGATGGATTGGTTAACCTGGGTCTTCTAATTCACAAATTCCAAGTTTGGAATGAAGTAACTCCCGATGGTACAGCCAATAGGACTCACACTGGAATACTTTCCCTGGACACTATCATCGCTGGATCGAATATGGATGCTGGAGACAATCGGCAATTCGCTTGGAATCAGAGTTCGATTAACAATACAGATGGAGGACTTTTACAACCATATACAATAATTGACCCCGACCATATTGTAAATAGAGATCTCTTTTTGACAATGACTAACACTTCTGATGGAGTTTACAATTATTTAATTGAGGCTCAAGTTGTCGAACTCACAGATGATGAAGCGATTATCACAATCATCAAGGAAACTTCTCAATCTTGACCTGCTTCCATCCACGACATGTCGCTAAGGACGGCTCTAACTGCAAGGTTAGCATTGTGCAACCTCACAACCATGAGAATTAATTCATTCTTAGTCATCTGCTCAAGGAAGTTTACGATCCCTGGATTTAATTCAGAGTCAGTCATCTTAAATTCACCACTTCACAAATACATCGAGTTAATTTCGGTGGCCGGTTCAAAGAATTGGCATTGCAGCTGCAGCGATAGAACTTGCCGAACAATTTAGTTTGGGCATTTTCATCCTTGACATGGATTACAGTCCATTTAACATTGCAATTGCCACAATAGCAGCCAATCAAGGCTGTATTCTTC